ACATCCCAAGGTGTAGTTAAGGTATACTGGTAGACATAGTTATAGCCACTGCCAACGAAAAACAATTTAGTACCGTCTGACTTAAAAGCTATACCTCTTGGGCTAGGTTCTTGTGAAGCTACATTTAAACTTATACTAGCATAACTTAATGCGTCCCAGTCGTACCCGTTAGTAACATCCGCACCTGTCACCTCTAACGCAAAGCTGCCAGCAGTGCCAGACGCTGGTGGGTTGCTGAAGGTAAACGTAGTGTTAGCCGATAGGGTCTTAGTGAAGTAGCTGCCTAGCGACATATCCACATCACTAGCGGCTACGGCTGTGCTATTCTGCAAGTACCGCTTGGCACTTAGCCCGTTCTTTATCTTAAATGCTTTATTGTTAGCCATGCTTCACTTTCCACTTAGCTAAATGCGTCACCAGACTGCACACCTATGTAGGTTGTACCGCCATCGTCTGTAGTAATTGTGTATAGGTCTTTTTCACCAGAGGCAGGGCTATCAGGTGCAGTACCACCAGCCCACTGTATGTCTGCATCCCATGTTATTGTGATGGCTGATGATGTAGAGTATTGATATACTGCATCTGTAGCATAACCTGTTATATACATTTTAGTACCATCATCTTTAAAAAAGATACCTGTAGGAGTAGAGTCTTGAGAACTTACACTAAAAACTCTTACGTGAGATAAGGTACTAATATCCCAAGCTGTGCTTAAACTAAATTCGTTTACTTCATCTCCAGTTGTACCTATAACAAATACTTTAGTGCCATCTGTACTAAAATATAAATTCCATGGTGCGCTTTCATAAGATGAAATACTGCTAGATTTTTGATTAAAAGATGCTGTTGATATATCCCATGCAGTTGTCATGTCAAACTCATTTATATCAGTACCTGACTGTCCCATCATATAAAATTTAGTTCCGTCATATTTAAAGAAAATACCTGCTACTGCAGTGTCTTCCCCTGAACCTGCTGTTACATTATCAAAACTAGCTGTACTTACATCCCATGCAGTGCTTAAAGAATATTGGTTTATATCATCTCCTGTAGCTCCACTAATATACATTTTAGTACCATCAGTTTTAAATGATATACCTGATGGATTAGTCTCTTGTGAAGAAACACTAAACTGAGTTGCGTAACTAGCTGTAGAAATATCCCATGCAGTGCTTAATGAGTATTGATAAACACTATCTCCTCCAGAACCTACCATATACATATCTAAACCATTATCTCTTATATATATTTGTCTTGGAGTAGCATCATTTGAACTAAAACTAAAAGTTTTGCTATCATAAGCTGCTGCACTTAAATCAAAACCTAAATTATTACCCGTCACCTCTAGCTGAAACGACTGCACATCCCCAGCATTGCTGAAGGTGTACTCTACGTCTGCGCTGGGCGTGTCTATGAAGTAGTTGCCAGTGGATAGATCAAAGCTGCCTGTCGTAACTGTGCTGCCAAAAGTGTATTGATATACATTGCCCAATCTTGATTGGTACAATTTAGTGCCATCTGTCTTAAATACAAAATTATTTGTGTCTGTAATAGCAGACAAACCCCCTATACTGCTTACGTTGTCATAGCTTGCTGTTGATAAATCCCAAGCAGTGCTAAGTGAATACTGATATATATCATCAGCATTAACACCAAACATCTTTGTACCGTCAGAATTAAATTGAACATACCAACCATCATCAGGTGTTTGACCACTAACTGCAAACGACACACTGTCATATGATGCTGTAGAGATGTCCCATGCTGTAGACATTGTATATTGATACATTGGGCTGTCATTGTCGGAGACATAAATTTTTGTACCGTCTGAGCTAATAGTAAAATCATACGAAGTACCAGTCTGACTTCCGTAATATAAACTGTTTCCAGTAGCACTTGTAGTAGATAAGTCCCATGCGGTGCTTAATGTGTGCTCATACACTCTGTCATCTTCATAAGCCTGTATATACAGCCGTGTGCCATCAGACTTAAATTGAAGGCCGTAACCAAAGGAAATATTTCCGTTTGAATAACTTACACTATCATAACTTGCCGTTGAAATATCCCAAGCAGTAGACAACGAATACTGAAAAACATCACCCGCACCTGTAGAAGAAGCGGATGTAACGTACATTTTTGTACCGTCTGTTTTAAATGCTACACCAGCGGCATATGCTATCTCTGATGAAACGTCTGCTGACTTACTATCGTAAGAAAGAGAGGAAATATTATAACTATCTACATAACTCCCCGCACTTGCAGCATCGCCCAGCGTGACCTTAGTAGCACCGCCAACCTCAACAGCATTCTTTACGATGAAATCCTTGTCGTTAGCCATTATGCCGCCCCATCTATTGCTATTGCTGCTTGGTAAGTCGTGCCACCGTCACGGGTGCTGAATGTTAGTACATCTGTTTCATTCGCCGCAGGACTATCTGGTGCAGTGCCGCCGCCCCACTGTAGGGTGCTGTCGTAGGTGACTGTGTAGGCTGATGATGTAGAGTATTGATAAATAGTATCATTAGTGCTACCTGTTACATACATTTTAGTACCATCATCTTTAAAGACTGCAACATAAGGGTTAGTCTCTTGACTTGATACATCAAATTCTTGTACATAAGAAAGAGTAGAAACATCCCAAGCTGTACTTAAGCTATACTCTGTTACGACATCTGTGGAGTTATTAGGAATAAAAACTTTAAGTCCATCTGAAGTGAAAAATGGTTGTCTTGGACTGGCAACTATAGACGGTGAATATTGATTAAATGTAGCTGTAGATAAGTCCCAAGCCGTACTTAAGTTGTACTCTACAAGTTTATCATTTTCATCACCTGAGAAATACATCTTAGTACCATCTGGCTTAAAGAATAGACCAAAAGGAATATTATCTACAGTAGAAACATCTAAGGTATGTGTAATGCTTCCTGTAGATATATTCCAAGCAGTAGTTAGAGTATGTTCATATATGTTATCACCACCGTATCCAGCAATATACATTTTAGTGCCATCATCCTTAAAGAAAATACCTGAAGGTATAGTCTCGGCTAGAGCAAGAACTCTTACATAAGTTAGTGTACTTAAATCCCAAGCAGTGCTTAATGTATACTGATTTACTTCATCTGCACTAGCCCCAACCATAAACATTTGGGTTCCATCATCAGTAAAATATAAACCCATCGGACTGTTATTCTGACTAGCAAGACTTGTACTCACACTATCATATGCAGCACCGCTTAGGTCATACCCATTCACCGCCCCATCCAACAACAACGTAGCCTGACTAACAGTCCCACTTGCCGCAGGGTTGCTTAGGCCAACCTGAATGTCAGACGTTGGGGTGATCTCAAAGACTGAACCTGTGGATAGGTCTAGGATTCTGCTATCTAATTCTGCAGAATACTGAAAAACAGTATCTTGAGTAGAGCCAAATATATAAAACTTAGCACCGTCTGGACTAAAAGTAAAACCCATCAGATTACTCTCTTCACTCTGAGTAGAAAAACTAATATTGTCGTAAGTTGCAGTACTAACATCATATGCCGTGCTTAAAGAAAGCTGAAAAATTTTTTCTTGGCTACTGCCCCCAACAAACATTTTTGTCCCGTCAGAGTTAAACGCCAAATCAACAGGTACTGTATCCGATAATACAGTGGCGGTATCAAGATACTTTGAGTCATAACTACCAGTGCTTACATCAAATGCTGTTGATAAAGAGTATTGATGTATTTTGTCACTACTGTTTCCAGCAATGTACATTTTAGTTCCGTCATCATTAAAAATAAAACCTAGAGGAGCTGTATCTTGAGAGGAAAAAGAAAAAGAATCTACAAAAGTTGCATTTGCAATATCATAAGCTGTGCTCATTGTATATTCATTTACATCATCACCGTTATAACCAGCGATAAACATTTTTGTACCATCGTTGTTAAAACGTACAGCTGATGGCGTGCTTTCTTGAGAATTAACATTAAAAAAAACACTGTCATAACTAGCAGTTGAAACATCATAAGCAGTAGACAGACTGTATTGAAAGACCTTATCTCCTCCGTTTCCAACAACATACATTTTAGTGCCATCACTATTAAATTCAATACCTCTTGGCGTGCTTTCTTCAGAACTAACACTAAAAGATTTGCCAGTATAACTAGCATTGCTTAAGACAAAATTCTCTATACCAGATGTAACAGTACCCACCGCCTCGTAATAAGCAGTGGGTTTAATACCGTTCTTTACTTTAAAGTCTTTATTGTTTGCCATGCTTCACCTTCCACTTGGCAGTGTTATTATGCTACGAGTGTAGCAATCGCAGTATGATCTGTTGAAGTAGTACTTGCTGCAGTTACACGTACACGTACATCTGTACCACTGATGTCTACATCATATGTAGCTAGTGCAGTGTCTGTATTTACTTCACCGTACTGTGTGGCAACTGCAGTTGTACCATCATGTGCAATAAGCATCTTTGTAATTGTACGGTCTGTTCCATCATCAGCTACAAGCAATACTTCCATAGCAACATAATCTGCTTTAGCATACGAAGCTAATGTTGTTTCTGTTGTAGCAGTAGTTGTGACTGTTTGCGTGTCTCCACCGCCACCACCACCGATAGCACCCCACTCACCATTTACATAACCTTCAAACTGGTTATCTGTTGTGCTATACCTAAACATACCGTTTGCAGGTGATGACGGGCGCTGTGCAGTTGTACCATCAGGAACTTGGATTGCGTCTGTTGTGGCAATATCCAAAGAAACGGCAGGAGAAGTTGTACCAATACCTATCTTGGGATTATTTGAGTTTAAAACAATTTTTGCTTCACCTAAAAGTGCACTGCTTATTTGTAGACTCCCATCGCCGTTCACAATATCGTTAGGTTCAATTGTAACAGTATCTTTGAATGTTGTATCAGCAAGGCTAGAAACAACATTTTGTTCTTGAAATAATACACCGTCAATAGTTGTACTAAAAAAACTACCTGATGCTGAATTAGACCCGTCAATTTGTATATCCCAAGCATCTGAAACAAAGGTTTTTCTAAGTTTAAAATAACTTTCAGCAGCATCTGTAGAGATAAGATGTAGTTCAGGGTCATCGTTTTCAACAATCAAATGACCACTGCTATCAATAAGAGGAACAGTACCACTACTGTCTGGGAATGTGATGGTGTTGTCGGCTGTAGGGTTTGTAAATGTTACCGTAGTTTCGTTTGCATCTGCACTAGAACCCTCTACGGTAAAACCTGAGTCATCCAGATGCAACCCAGTTACAACAGGGCTAGTAATTGTTTTGTTTGTTAATGTTTTTGTAGTGCCTGAAAAATATGTGTCAAGTAAATCTACATCAAAGTAGCCGATAGATGAACCTGATGTATCATATACTGCAATACCATCATCTGCTGCAATTGCTGTACTTGTGTCAATAGTAATGGCAGATACATCTGCTACAGCATTAAGTTCTGCACCTGTAGCTGTAAGTCCTACAACATTGTTAGCTGTTCCAGCAACGGTGTCTACGTAAGCTTTTACAGATTGCTGTGTAGGGATAAGTGTAGCACTATCAGATGTCATATCATCTTCGTCTACAAATGCTGTTACAGTAATTGTACCATCAGACAGACTACCATAAGTTACTGTGCCAGTTGCTGTAACTGTAGTACCACTAACGTTACCCGTTACGTCACCAGTTAAATCTCCCGTAACATTACCAGTGACATTACCAGTTACATTTCCTGTTAAGTCACCAGTAACATCTCCAGTCAAATCCCCAGTAACGTTCCCTGTAACATTACCAGTAACATTACCCGTAAGGTTGCCTGTAACATCCCCTGTTACATCTCCTGTCAAACCACCAGTAACATCACCAGTAACATTTCCTGTTACATTACCTGTCACATTGCCAGTTAGATTACCTGTGACATCTCCTGTTACATCGCCTGTAACATCTCCAGTTAAATCACCTGTGACATTTCCAGTAACGTTTCCAGTTACATTACCTGTGACATTACCTTCAACGTTAGCAACCATAGTGCCTGTAGTAATTGTAAGATCGCCAGTAGATGCACCAGTAAAGGAACCTGTACCTACAGTAAACTTATCTGCTGATTCATCAAAACCAATGAAAGCATTATCACTGTCACCACGTTCAATAACAATACCCGCATCATTAGCAGGTGTACCTGTAGTACCATTACCTAACTCAATCAACCCATCGGATACAACTGTATTTGTTGTAGATACAGTAGTAGTTGTGCCATTAACAGTGAGGTCACCACCGACTGTCACATTCCCTGAAGTAGTTACAGTGGCAAAGCTAGATGTGCCAGATGAAGTTACGTTACCAGTAAGATCGCCAGTAACGTCACCCGTAACGTCACCTGTTACATTACCAGTTAGGTCACCCGTAACGTTACCCGTAACGTTTCCTGTAACGCCCCCAGTGACATTGCCTGTCACGTTACCCGTTACGTTACCTGTTAAGTCTCCAGTTACGTCACCTGTAACACTACCTGTTACGTTACCTGTAATGTTACCTGTAACGTCACCAGTAAGGTCACCAGTGACATCACCTGTAATTGTTGTAATTGTAGCAGCATCTGCATAAAAGTCAGACCAACGAATAGATGTAGTACCTAAGCTGTATAAGCTATCTGCTTCAGGATTTAGTGCCTTAGCTGTAGACGTAGCAGCTACTAAGTTACCAGTAACATCACCTGTTAAGTCCCCTGTGACATCTCCCGTAACGTCACCCGTAACATCGCCTGTTAAGTTACCCGTTACGTTACCTGTAATATTCCCAGTTACACTACCCGTTACGTTGCCCGTTACATCACCCGTTAGGTCACCTGTAACATCACCCGTGAGATTACCTGTAACATTACCAGTAACGGGGCCGACAAGAGAAGTACCAGTGATTGTAGTACCTGTAATTGCAGCTGCAGTTGTTCCACCAATAATTGCATTATCAATAGTACCACCGTCAATGTCTGCAGTGTCAGCTACAAGGCTATCAATATTAGCTGTACCGTCTATATATAGATTACGCCACTCAGAACCTACAGCACCAAGATCATGAGTATCATCAGCAGAAGGGATAAGAGGAGAGGCAACGTCTGCAGTAACTGTAACCGTATCAGTAGCTGAATCACCAAGTGTGGTATTACCATTAACAGTAAGATTACCAGTAATTGTTGCATTTTCATGTACCTGAACTGTGTCGATATAGCCAATACCATCAATATATAAATCTTTAAACTCTGCACCTGATGCACCAAGGTCAATGTCATCATCAGTTACAGGAACTATAGCACCGTCTTGAATGCGTAGTTGCTCTACTGCAGCAGCAGATACCTCACTAAAGAAACCAATTCGATTATTTGTTGTGTCAATTACAACTTTGTTTAATGCATCAGTGTCAGCAATCAGTGGTACGTAAGCACCCTCTGCTGTTGTACCATCATGTTTGTGACCCGTACTTGCATTAAATGCGGCAAGTATTTGATCAAACTCCGCATTAACTGGTGCAGCTTTAATAATAGCATTAGCAATAATATCTGCTACGGATTGTCTTGTATAACCTGCCATTTTATAACCTATCTCCTACTCCAAATGTAACCACAAGACCTTGTATACTGTGTGATGCATTTGCGTCATTTGTAACAAATCTGAATGAAGCAGACTTGCCTGAACCTGAAACGTTAGTACGTTGCACTGGTGATGGATTACCATCATAAATTGCGGTGGCGTCATACTCAGCTTCGTTAAAGTATGCTGCAGCACCTTCTGTTGTTAATGTAAAGTTTGTAGGAGATAGAACGTCAGAGTCATCGTAATCATACAAAGCTGACATAATAATACTGTTATCTCCTTCAGAACGCATATACGTTGCTATGGTATAAAATATCTTTCGTTGTTCTGGATCTTGCATGTGGTAGAAAGGAGTCTGAAAAAGACTGAATATATTATCTCCGTCAAAGTCATTACCTTGTTCTTGCCTATGAACCTTACCAGAAGAATCTCCATGTAAGATAAATTCATTTTGACCTATATAACCACTGTCCGAACATGTAGCTGTGATACCCAGCATTTGACTGTATTCAAACTGCAGTCCATTTGGTGTTAATCTAAAACCACCAATAATACCCTGTGTATCTGAACCCGCAAAGAAATACCTAAACTGCGTCTTTTGTCGTATGACTACGGAGTTTAATCCTTCAAGATCAATATCAAAAATAATGTCAGTAAAAATAGACTGAATGTCTTTTGATACCGTTTCAAGATTAACATCTCCAATCTTATCCGTACCAGATATAGGACGTAAGCCATCTTGTGATAAGAAGAGTAGATCACCACCTATTTCAATAACACTATCAGAAGCAAGGCATCCTAAGTCATCTGTAACTTCTTGCAATGTAAAGTTAGAAATATTATCGCCAATAAGTTTTCTAATATTATTTGTACCAAAGATGTACAAAACATCACGAAAAGATTTGATAGCTACGACAGGGAACCCTACGTTTATAACTCCACCACCACTGGCAGGAGAAAAATCTGTTTCATCGTAAGGCGCACTAAAATACACATTTGTATTTTCGTTAGGGTCACCTGCTAGAAACATATGGTTTTTAAACACATGAGAAAACTTAGGATCGTCAGGTGCATTAGTGTGTGTAATCTGAGTATAGGTTGTACCATCATATGTAGCTGCAGGATTTACACCATCGGTAAGAATAATTTTAGGGCTTCCCCAGTTATACTTGGTAAAACGTACCTTGGTTACACCTGTCATAGTAGGGGAGCCAGAAGTAGTTACTGCAACCCAAGCATCTGTGGTATCATTCCAATAGTGTAGATAGTTATTACCACTAGAAGGTTTACGGCAAGCTAATATACCATCGTTAATACCATTAGCTACACATACGCCTAGAACATTTCCCGTACCTGTAATCGTACCGTAGTCGTTTCTAAAACCACTAATTCTCCTGTAACCACCAGTAACAGCAGGTTCATAGTTGATAAGACTCACTGCTGATCCTGGTTGTGTTTCACCTTGTGATAACACATCTCGGCTAGTGTTAAGACCGCCCTGACAGAATACTTTAAAGGATGCTAGATTTTCAGCCATTATACAATACTGCTAATAGTGTTACTAAAAGATTTATTTCTTTGAACTACTGTAGACCTAATATCTAGTGGGTCATCCATAAGTATACGTCTCATAGAACGAATACCAGTATCAAAGTTTTGTTGGTGTATAGCTGCACTCTGATCGTTAGATCTAAACCTCATCATATACATCATAGCACCGTCAACAATTACGTGATTAAACCTATCAGGTATAACGCAACTATCGTTGTAGTTAGTTAGGTCAGAAGGAAATTTCCAATACACATATTCTATTTCATATGCATTATCTGGGACAGGTGTTAAACCAAATTTACTTTCATAGGTTTGATAAACACGTTGAGGTGCAGATATACCAGAGCCTGAATCAGCTTGGTCATCAAGTCCACGATACCTTTGTGTATACTCTTCAAAGGATACTGTAGGTAAAAAGCTGGGAGTGTTGCTTGTAGAACTTAGTTGTTTAATATAAAAAGTATCCCAATCAACACTGGCAAAGTCAGCAGGAAAATCATAAAGTCTTGTTCCTGCAGTTAATGTTTGAATATATGTAACTTTAAGAAAAGGCCACTCTTGGCCTGTCTGTAGGATATTTCTAATGGAGTTGTTAATAGCATCTTTAGCAAGAGCTTGTACATTACGTACTGAATCAAAGCCATCACCAGACGTAGTCAGTGTAACTTCGTTAAGTCTGCGTAATAGTTGATTAGTTAAAGTAACATAAGTTGCCATTACAAAAATCCTTCAGATAGCCTAAAGGGGCCAGTGACCCAGCCCCTCTAGTTTAGTTCAGTTAAACTTGATCACGTGCAACTTCTGCTGCACCTTTTCCATCAACGTCCATTACCAAAGCCCAGACACGCAGTTTACCTGCAGTAGCTGTACCTGTCAATGTGTCAACAGTTAGGTCAAGTGTATCCTCTGCACCAACATATGCTACTCCTGGAATTGATGGAGCAACATCCCCTGCTGATTTAGAAGCCATTGCATAACCTGCAACGAACTCGTCATCATCAAGGCCTGTACCAATGTCGAAAGTCAGAGCAGTAGCACCTGCAAGTGCTTCTGTAACTTCAACACCAGCAGCTAGGATAACTGTCTGTGCAGGGAAAGTAGCAACTGTGTTTGCACCAGATGCTAGATCTGTTGCATTAAGTTCTACTGAGATTGTACGCATTCCGTTAGGTGTCATAATTCAATCTCCCCTTATGCCAAGTTGTATTTAGCTGTAGTGATTGCTTCTGGACGAAGAATCTTACGGCCATATAGATGCATACCACGGACAATGTCTGCAAATGAGTCAGGGTCACGGTATGTTTCTGTTTTGTTGATTTGCTCCGCAGTTGCAACAGCAGAATCGTGGCCAGCAACAATAACACCAAAGTTATCGTTTCGGTTATCTGTACCTGTTGTTGCAGGACCAGTACCAACTGATGGCAGGTTGCTTGAACTATATACACGGAAACCGTGGAAGTTGTTCAAAACTAGACCATTACGTAGGCCACCTGATTCACCGTAGTCGGCGTTTAGGAAGCGTGAATCTTCGTCACGAAGAACTTCCATAAATACTGGGTCAACAACGATCCATCTACCTTGTGTATCAACTTGTTGTTGATCAAGTAGACGACCCATACGAGCCACCATCATTGCTGGTGAAATCGTAGCTGTTGGCAGTGCTGTCGCACCTGGTAGACGAGCTGCAACTGGGATTGAGTGGTCACCTGCAGAAGCAGTTGTGATGTTACCAAAGTCACCCTTTGTTAGCTTCATTGAAGAAAGCAATTCGTCTGAACCTGCAGTATCAACTGCTTTGGTACCGTTTACAGTGTCGTTGACAGTGTCAGCTGCAGTATGCAGTGTAGACTGTTTGTAACCTGATAGGTAACCTAGAACTTCTTGGTCATGCTGGTCAGCCAAGCGGTATGCCGCACGGTTGGTAGCAAGGTCCATGAAGTTTACGTGTGAGTGAGCTTCCTCGATATCATCGACTTTGAAAGCAAAGTAATTGCTTTTGTCGACGACTAGAGAGAAGTCTTCATCGTCCAAGTCTTGTGCTGTGATCTGTGTGCCACGAGCATAAGAGCTGACCGAAATCTCAGGTTCTTTGATGATACGAACTGTATCACCTTGAGCACTGATCTCACCGAAATAATCAGAGTTAGTGATATCACCAACAACTGTAGACTTGCGGAAAGCAAGCTGTACTTTTTTGGAATAGATGACGCTGGAGAAGTTGCCGTTAGGCAAGTTTCCGTAGCCACCTGCGGTTGTAAAAGCCATGATAAAATCCTCCATGATATTTGGCTTGTTAAGCTAAACACCTTAAAGAGGCTGTACGTTTTCTAGGGTGCAGATAGTATACAGTTGCGCTACCGTATGCTTACTGGGCCTATACTTGAACAGGTAGTTCTTTTTAGTTTTAGACTTTTTATGAAATTTGGCTGAGACAAAAGGTAGTCACGAGGGGGCTTTTGTCTCTATGCCTATAGTTATACTGTTGATTAAGTGTTTGTCAACAGCTTATCTAGCTTTGCCAGATACATCGTAAACAAATTTACCCGAACGGATAGCTTTGTTGATTTCCTCGGACCTAGCTTCAAACTCTTTGTCTGACATTTTAGCTACATCTGATTCACGAATAGTGTCACTTGCATCATCTACATCTACATCTGTCTTACTACGACGAGTAACTGTAGAAGCTGCATCTTTAGCCTTAGCTTTCTTTGCAGTTTTAGTAAGGCCTTTATCTACTTTGTACAAATCAATAACACGTACTACTGACGCAGGGTCATCTGAGTTTTCGTACAGTGCATCTTGTACCCACTTAGGCTGTTCATTAGCCCAGTTATGAAAGTCATCAGAAGCACGTAGATCGTCAAAGTCTTCGTGTGATTTACGAATAGCATTCTCAGCTTTAACTCGTTCTGCTTCTGTTTGTGCTTTATCTAGCTCTTGAAGTCTGGCATCTGCTTTGCTAAACATTTCTTGAGCTTTCTTAGCAGCAATAGTCTCTACGATACCAGCTACGTCTGGATATTGCTTTGCCCATTCCTCAATATCTTCATCCGACTTGGGTGGAGCAATAGCTTCTTTTTTCATGCGTTTTTCAAAGGCTTCGAACTTCTCGTTCCACTCCTTTTCTTTTTCCTGCATGTGGCGTCTTAGATCGCCGTAACGTTTTTTGAAACTTCTTTCTTCTGGAGATAACGTTGCTTCTTCAACTTCTGTATCGGCCTCTTCCGTTTTGGTAACTTCTTCTTCTGCTTCAGATTCACCACGTTGTTCGGCTTCAAGTCGTTTAATCTCCTCTTCTTCCTCTTCAATACGCTTACGCTTTTTCTCGTAGTTATAACCTCGATCAACAAATCCTGCTGTTTTTGGTGTTTCTACTTCTGCTAGTTCAGGCATTTACATTCTCCTTATATTGGGGCCAGCCGTAGCTGGGTAGCCTTATTTCTTTTTCTTTTTGCCTTTGGCCATTAGGCCACCTTTATCGAATCCAACTTGACCCGATGTATTTTTACCAGATTGTATATCTTTTACTTTAGCCGTAGTTCTTTCAAGATTTTTAGTAGTGTCTTTTATGGTGTCAGATGTCTGTTTATCCATAATAGCTTTTGTTTCTGCAATAGACTTGTCAGTTACAACAGTTGGGAATGGATCGTCATCACCCCCTCCAGAAGGCTTTTTAAGTCCTTCATACTCTGAAACAGCTTTCTTTGCCGCCGTTTGTTCAAGGGTAGGTTTAGTTGCAACAGGTGGTTTAGGTGTTACCCCTGCTTCTATTGCCTTATCAATGTTTTCGAAACCATTTTTCTTAGCCCAAGCATTACCTTTTTGCTTACCTGTAGCAAAGATATCATCTAGGAAATCTAGAATACCTGGACCATCTTTAATAATATCTGCAACTTGTGTATCAATCTTACCAGCAAGTTTATCAAGACCTTGTGCTTTAGCAATAAGTGATGCAGCACGTAAGTCAGAGATTGCTTGTAGTCCACCACCTCTTAATGCTCCACCTGCGGCTGTAGCAAGACCAGCCATAGGTCCAGCTAACATAGTAGCACTTAATGTTTGCATATCTAGATTAGACTTAGACGGATCGTACTCAATACCTGCAATAAACTTTTCAATACCTGCTTGACTGTTAAAGTCTGCTGAATTTAACCAATCCTCATAAGCAGGTTTAGATTCTCCAGGGGGTTTTGGAGGTGGTCCACCATTATCATTACTAGATGTAATTGCTACAGGCATTTCTGTAGTGTAGCCTTGAGCTATAAGTTGATCATATCTAGCCTGATCTGCAGGAAGAGTTAACATTACAACTTGAGAAGAGTCTGTAAGATAGTTAGGACCATACAAAGTCACACTAGTAGTTTCTTCTTCTGGTACAGGTTCTACTGCAGTTTCCGATTGAAAAATTGTAGAACCTAATGGAAACCCTGTAAATGCTGCATTCTGAGCTTGTTGACCTGCTGCATAAAAGCCTTGTTCAGCTTGTTGCTGTGGAGTTGTAACAACACTAGAGCTGTTATAGCCTCTTACTTCACCACCTGATGCCATACCTGTTGTAGGATTACCGATAGCTGGATTAGGTGGGCTGTACAGGTCTTGCTGTTGTTTGTACATATTAACAACACCACCTTCAGCCATACCCATCATCTCTTGGATAGCAGCCATCTCCTCTGGACTAAGGTCTCCTTCATTCATAGGACCACCAGCAGGAACAGGTTCACCACCAATTCTACCACGAGATTCCATATCTTGCAAGCCCATTTTTGCATTATCTCGTAGATCCTCAAAGAATTTTACACCGTAGTATCTGACGACATCAGCAGGAACTACGTACTCCCCTTCAGATAACTGTGCAGGAATATC